ATACTTATGATTATTAGTCAGTCTGTTAATAATGAATTCTGGAAAGCAATAATTAGAAATATTGCTTCAGCGATATTAATAACAGGTATATTTAGTTTACTTAATCAATATTTCTTGAAGGATAAGTTAGTAGAACTAATTCTTAACAAGCTTAATTTAAAGCAGGATATTGATAGAGCAGGTATTGAATCTTTATTTTCTGGTATAGACGATATAGACTATAGATATTTTTTTAAAAAAGCTAAAAAGAATATAGATATATTACATATTTATGGTAGGACGTGGACTAATAATAATATTGATGAAATAACTAATAAATATTTAAATTCAAATTGTAACATTAGAGTAATTCTTTTATCACCAAATTCGTTATTTGTTCCTGCGTTAGCAGATCACTATAATTCAGAACACTATAATTGTACTCCGGGAAATTTAAGAGATATTATTTTAGAGGTAGCTAATAAGTGGGCAGAAATGGTGAAAAAAAAGCATGGAAGGAAAAGCAAGAACTTTTTAAAGTTATATTTTCATTTTGGTCAACCAACTAATTCTATTTATAGAATTGATGATAGGATAATAATTGTTCAAACAAAGACATCAAAAGGGAAGACAAAAAGGCTGCCCTCTATAATTTGTAAGGATACTCAAAGAGCAGATGACTTATATAGTATTTATATGGATGAAATAGAACTTATCATAAAAGAGTCTCAGGAGGTAGACATAGAAAGACTATAATCTGGGAGGTAAATAATGAGCATAAACAATTTGTTTAGATATATGGGTGATATACCTTACGACGAGAAGCACTGGATTTTAAGTAATTGCAAATGTATTAGTATTGATACTGAAACAACTGGTTTAAGTTCAGTTATTGATAAATTATGCTTAATTCAAATTTATGCACCAAAAAAAGTTTATATTGTTCAATATGATTCAGAAACTGAGCCATATAACCTAATTAGTCTTTTGGAAAGTAATATTATTAAGATTTTTCATCATGCAACATTTGATATATGTTTTTTAACTAAGAATCTAAATATACGACATCTTAGTAATATTAAATGTACGAAAATTGCAGCAAAGATTCTTTACGGTATTGAAAAAAAGAACTCGTTAAATTTTTTACTTAATAATCATTTAGGCATTTCGCTTGATAAAAGGCAACAATTATCGGATTGGACTCAAAATCTTACTAGCGAACAAATAAACTATGCTGCTAATGATGTTATTTACTTAATAGACTTATGGTCAGTTTTGGAAAATAAGTTAAAGGAACAAGATTTGTTATTTCATGCTCAAAAATGCTTTGATTTTGTACCGATACAAGCTTATCTTATAAATAAAGGTATAAGGAATATTTTTGAATATTAGCTTAGAGTCTTACAGCTCTTTTAATTTTGTTTCTGTCGGAAAAACTCTTTTTGCCGAGGTTTGTAGTTGAAATAGGGGGTGAAATTATGTCAGAGAAAATTGAAATAAAACCTACACCTATACAGAGAAATGCTTATGATGTAGCTGTAGACCTTACGAAAATATATTACGAAAGTTTTACACCGAGGTCAGTAGAAGAGATTCAAGATACATTTATGAAGTTTTATGCAGTTACGAAAAGAGCTCCAAGTATTAACCATGAAAGATTTATACCAGACAACATGAAATAAACATAGAGTCTCCGGGTTCTTTCCTTTTTGGCGTCAAAATAAAGAAGGTGATAACTTGAGCGTTATAATAGATAAAATCTCAGTGCACTGTAGTTTTAGTGAAATAGTTGATATAGTTTCACTTATTCCAAACCCCAGAAACCCAAACCAGCACTCGGAAAAACAAATACAACTGTTGGCCAAGATTATAAAAAACCAGGGCTGGCGTGCACCAATAACCGTTTCTTCGCGAAGCGGTTTTATTGTGCGTGGCCATGGTCGACTTATGGCGGCTAAACTCTTGGGCGTTGAACAGGTACCGATTGATCGGCAGGACTACGCAACCGAGGCTGAAGAATGGGCTGACCTGGTTGCCGATAACCGGATTGCTGAGCTGTCCGAGATTGATGAATCACTCTTGAAGCAGCTAATGGGCGATATTCGGGAAAGCGAACTTGATATTGAGTTATCCGGCTTTTCCCTGGATGAAATCACAGAACTGCTCGGCCCGGCTGACACTGATATTGATTCCCCTGTTACCGATGATGAATTTGACATCCAGGACGCATTAGATAAAATCAAAGAGCCGGAAACTAAATACGGTGATATATGGCGTTTAGGACGCCATTTTTTAATGTGCGTAGATGCTACCAAACCGGAAGATGCGAACCGGCTAATGTCAGATTTTAAGGCCGTGTTGGTTATCACCGACCCGCCATATAATGTAGCCATTGAAAGCGACTCCGAAAGGCTTGCTGCCGATGGCCGGGGCACCATTCTAAATGATGATATGCCGGTTGAACAGTTCCAGGAGTTTTTAAATAAAGTGTTTGCCAGTTATGCTGCTATCATGGACCCCAAAGCGGCAATTTATATTTTTCACCCATCGTCCTATCAGCGCGAATTTGAAAATGCCATGAATGCAGCCGGTATTGTTACCAGGGCCCAGTGCATCTGGGTGAAAAATGCTACCAGCTTTGGATTTGCTCAGTATAAGTATAAGCATGAACCGGTGTTTTATGCTTTTTTAAAGGGTAATGCTCCGGTTTGGTATGGGGACCGAAAGCAAACTACTGTATGGAAGGCCGGCCTTCCCGTTGAAGAATCGGAGCCGGTTACCGTTTGGGAAGTTTCACGGGGAGATGTAAACAAGTATGTTCACCCGACACAGAAGCCCTTGGATTTGCTGGCCATTCCTGTTGGTAACAGCAGCAAGAAAGGCGATATTGTTGTTGATTTGTTTGGAGGAAGCGGTTCCACGCTAATGACCTGTGAGCAGATGGGGCGGGATTGTCGGACCATGGAACTGGATCCGGTGTTCTGTGATGTAATAAAGCAAAGGTTTTACGAAGTAACCGGTACTGAACCGGTGCTTCTAAAATAAAAAGTGGGGGGTGCTGTCAACACCCTCCACTTTTAGTACAACGCCGAGCACCCCCGGCAAGATAGTGGAGAACCGTGGCCACGGATTAGGAGAAAGTCCACTATCTCGTTTCCATTTTAACGGAAAACGGGGGCGCTTACAATAGAAAAGGCGAAAATATGTTCGACTAATGTTAGTAAGGATTTGCTCATTGAACATGAGGTAAAGATTATCGAAGGCATCCTGGAATCAAAGGCGAAATATCGCAAAATAATTCAGGCAGGTATTGCCCAGTGGGTCAAAGATTTTCAACAAGGCAAAATAAAAATTGAAACAGTAAATGATTTGAAGCAACTTATAGAAATCGATTTGGAATTGCAAAAAGATGAAGTTTAGTATTGTAATTGTTGCAGCAAAGAAGGTGGTGATGTGGGCCGGGCAGCTAAACATAATTGGCAAAAACTGTTTATTGAATACAACCAAGGAAGGTTTAAGAGTGTAGCTGATTTTGCACGAGCAAAAGGACTTAATCCCGTGGCGGTCCGGAGGGAGTTTAAAAAGTTTGAAATAGCCTCCAAAGAGACTTTAAAAACAGAACAAAACGAAACAAAAAAACGAAACAAAACAGAACAAAAAAACGATACTAAAGAGACAACGAAACAAAAACAACACGCCTGGGAAAAGTTAAAAAAACAATTTCTAGATTGGCCGGAGGAAAGGCTGCAGGCCTATGTCACTCAGCTCGAAGTCCGGAGAGATGAATTAGAGTCAGTACCCTTCGAGGAACTAACTCCAGAGGAAACAAAAGAACTTGGCCGGGTGAGAAGGGAGCGCCGGGCCATCCTTTCTGACCCGGATCCGGAGAAAATATGCAGGGCTCACAACCATGACGGCAGTCCCTGTAAGAATCCTGTTGAGCGCGGAAAGGAAGTTTGCTGGAACCATGGGGGTGCACATGGATCCGGTGCTCCAAAGGGCAGTAAGAATGCCTTAAAAACCGGCGAGCATGAGACAATATGGTTTGATACTCTTGACGAAGATGAGCAGGAGTTGCTGCAGCTAATACCTGTAGATCCGATAGAGCAAATTAATGACAAAATCCGGGCCATGTCAATACGCGAAAGACGGATGATGAAGCGTATTCAGGACCTGAAAAACGGTTTAACGGAAAAAGAAAGGCGGGTTTTACAGGAGAGGAAAACTAAGAAGGAGCCCATTCAGGTCTATGATGAAATAAAGGGAGAAATTAAGGTTGTTGTAGTTTCACGGGATGAATTGGTTGTAACCGAGGTGGAGGAAACGCAATTTCGGGCAATTGACGATATTATACGGCTTGAAGAGGCACTTACCCGTGTGCAGGATAAATTAATTAAAGCCATTGATCTTAAGCATCGGTTAATACAGAAGGGATTAGACAGTGAAGAACACCGATTGCGAATTGAAAAGTTGAAGGCTGATATAGAAAAGGTAAGGGGCGAAGAGGGACCCACCGAAGACGACGGCTTCATAAACGCGTTAAAAGGTGACGTGAGCGAAGTTTGGAGCGATGATAATGAAGAAACTTAAAGTCTCTCCTTTTAAATTTAAGCCGTTTTCACTGAAACAGAAAAAGGTCCTAACTTGGTGGATGCCCGGATCCCCGCACACCGATAAGGATGCTATTATTTGCGATGGCTCAGTCCGGGCAGGAAAAACCATTGTTATGTCCCTGTCCTTTGTAGTGTGGGCTACTGAGATATTTGACGGTGAAAACCTGGGCATGGCCGGTAAGACAATCGGAGCTTTGCGCAGGAACGTGATAACTCCCCTTAAGCGGATACTTAAAGGACGGGGCTATAAAGTCAAGGACCACCGGACCGACAATTATCTCACTATTAGTCGGGATGGTCGGAGTAATTACTTTTACCTCTTTGGTGGCAAGGACGAGCGCAGCCAGGATCTAATTCAAGGTATCACACTTGCCGGGATGTTCTTTGATGAAGTGGCATTGATGCCAGAATCCTTCGTCAATCAGGCCACTGCCCGCTGTTCTGTTGAAGGCGCAAAGCTCTGGTTTAACTGTAACCCGGAGGGGCCGCATCACTGGTTTAAGCTTGAGTGGCTGGATAAACTTAAGGATAAAAACGCTCTGCATTTACACTTTACGATGGATGATAATTTGTCGCTGTCGGAAAAGGTTAAACAGCGTTATTACCGGATGTCAGGGGTATTCTTTAAGCGTTATATCCTAGGCCTTTGGGTTATGGCTGAGGGTATTATCTTCTCAATGTTTGACGAGGAGAAGCATAAAAAACCCCGCTCATGGTTCCCAGAAAAGTTTGACCGTAAATTCATATGTATTGACTTTGGGGTTGAGAACCCAACTACATTTCTTAAATATGGTGTTGTTGGTGATATCTATTATGAACTTGAAGAATATTACCATAAAGGACGCAGTGATGGCAATAAAACAGTTGGACAGTATTCGGAAGACTTAAATGATTTTGTAGACGGTGATGAATACGCGGTATTTATTGACCCATCAGCTAAAGCATTTATTGTTCAACTTAAAGAAGATGGATTCAAGAATTTAAGAGGGGCAGTAAATAGTGTTCTTGACGGTATCCAGACGGTATCTACCAAATTTAAAAATGATGAAATTTATATTTGTGAAAATAATGGCAACTCCATAAAAGAGTTGTTTTCTTATGTGTGGGATGAAAAAGCAGCGCAGCGGGGTGAAGATAAACCAGTTAAACAAAATGACCACACTTGTGATGCCAGGAGATATGGTATTCATACTGATTATTTAATGCAAATTGTTAAAAAGCGTAGAGAAGAGAGAAAAAGTAAGCGTGCCTAAGTCTTAATAGAGGGGGGTAGGGACTATACATAAAGTGAGTGCTAAGGTAATAACGGCTAAAAGTGCAAAACTACCATTTCAAAAAGCTGAGGCACCAACAGCCCGGCAGGATGACGGAAGGTATACCGAAATACTGGAGCCTCTATATCCAATTGCAGATTTACTGAAGATGAAGGAGTATAGTACCATTCTCCAGCAGTGTGTAGATGCCTATAAGCAGAACATTTGTGGATTCGGTGTATCCCTTAAGTATCGTGAGGATGAAACTAAGGATAAAGAGACCCCGGAGATGGTTGCCGAGTGGAACGCTGTTAAGGAACTTATTGAGTACTGGAATTTTGATAAACCCTTCAAGGATGTATTCGGTCAGGCAATTGAACACCGGGAATACTGTGGAAACGGGTATATTGAGATATTGAGGGATGGGAAAGAATGCCCCGTAGGTGGAGAAAATGTTGACCCGGAGTATATAAAAATTACCCAGCTCGCGGATACTGTTGAGGTTGTTTATAGGCGCAGTGGTAGAGAGCTTAAAGTAAGGAAAAGGTTTCGTCGATTCGTACAGGATATTAATGGTAGCAAGGTATGGTTTAAGCAGTTTGGCGATCCCAGAGTAATGGATTTAAGAACCGGTAAATTCGAAGATAATGTGTCTCTGGAGTTTCAGGCTAACGAAATATTACACCTAAAGATAGGAGATAAGGCTTATGGTCTTCCCCGGTGGATTGGGCAAATAATTCACATGCACGGGACCAGAAAAGCCGAGGAGTTAAACTACCTCTATTTCTACCAGGGGCGACATGTTCCGGCTGCTATCATAGTTTCTAATGGACGATTGACTGAAGGAAGTCAACAAAAACTGGTTGAATATGCCCAAAGTGTTTCTGGGACGGATAATGCTCATAAGTTTCTACTTATTGAGGCCGAGGGCGAGGAAGAGGGCTTACTGGAGGATGAAAAGAAAGGTGTTAAAGTAGAGTTTAAATCACTGGCCGAGATACTGCAGCAGGATGCCCTATTTTTAGAGTATGACGATAAATCACGGCAGAAACTGCAGAGCTCTTTTCGCTTACCAGATATTTATGTTGGGCGTAGTAAAGATTTTAATCGGGCTACCGCTGAGATGGCAATTGAAATCACTGAGCAGCAAGTATTTATACCGGAGAGGGAAAGCATGGAGTTTACCATTAACAATATCCTTTTTGCAGATTACGAGCTTAAATATGTTGACGTATTCTTTAAAAAGCCTGATATCAGCAACCCACAGGATAAAGCCAGATTGCTTGAGGTATATAACAATATCGGGGCTATTGCTCCCAATGATGTCCGGGACGATGTCGGACATTTACTTGGTAAGGATCTGGAGAACTTTATGGATGAGGCAGCTAATTTACCAGGGGTGCTTAGGCCTCAATCAATGCCGATACTTATGCAAAAGTCCGAAGAGGATCGGGAGCGATTTGTTTCGGTGATGAAAGATGTACGGGATTTATTGGAGGAATTGGGCAATGAGTAACATAGACCGTCTCCTAAAAGCTATAAATGCTCTAATAAAAACCGAAGAAGAAGATGTAATAGAATTAGTCCCTGAATTTCCTGGCCTTGATAAAATCCCCGGTTACATTGAGGATTATGAAAAGAAAGTAGCCAAACTACTCCGGGCGCAGCGTAAATATTACATTGATGGTGTAAATTCATTTATAGGAAAAGAGAGTACCTTGGAGGCCTTGCTGGCATATATTTCTCAACTTTTTGATGATGATGGATTTACCGATGGGGTAGAAGAAGAGACAAAATCCTTTCTATTGGCCGCAATCCCTGATTTGACAAGTGAGATCATGGATTTTATTGATAAGGACGTGCCCTTTGAAGTACTCTCTGACAGAACTTTAAACTGGATTGAAGAATGGGCACATGATTTATCATTATTAATGAGTCTTAATACTCACCGGGCAATTGAGGATACACTTGGCACCTCCATTAAGGAAGGTGAAAGTGTTGAGCAGGCTGTATTAAGAATAAAAGATTTACCTCAATTTGATAGGGCCAGGGCCAGGACAACGGCCATAACTGAAATACTTACTGCATCCAGTCGCAGCCAATGGGAAGCATACCAGCAAAGCCCGACTGTAACTGGTAAGACCTGGCGGCATAGTGGCGGTAAGAAAAATAATCCACGTCCAAAACATGTAGCTTTAGATGGTACTACCGTTCCAGTGGATGATAAGTTTGATGTTAATGGCCATGAGGCTGATTATCCCCGTGATCCATCTTTGCCGGCCAGTGAAAGGGTAAATTGTCACTGCGCTTTATCTCCTTCGGTGGATGAAAAGATTTTAGGTTTATCTAAAGAGGAAAAAGAGAAAATAAGGCAGCAGGTTTTGCAGGAATTAAGCAATAATTAACTAATACTTGTCCAATTAATAATTGCCATGAGGTGGTTGTATTGGATGAGCTTGCAGTACACCGGTGGATAAAGGAATCTAAACAAGAGCTTAGTCAGTTACGCAAGGAGTATGAAGAAAAAAAGACTAAAGAGCTGCGTTTCCTTGTAAAGTTAAAGCAAATTGAGGTTAAACTTGCAGAATTAAAACTTATAAACATGAAGAAAAGAGGCAATATCTAGGTGTTTCTTTTTTGTTTCTATAAAGGGGTGATTAAACATGAGTAGAAGCAACAACATTATCATTAGTGGAAAGGGGGCGAAAACTTGCCAAGGGAATTAAAAAACGCGACCATAACCCATGTCTCATATGTAGATAAGGGAGCTAATCAGAAGAAATTTTTCCTTACTAAGGCCGATAAAAAGCCTACTTTTGAGAAGCAGATTAAAATCCTTACCAAAGCTGCTGATACCCAGCGTCTGGTTTATGGTGTAGTTTATGAGCCGGATGTTTGGGATTCACAAGGTGATTTTATGACAGCAGTTGAGATTGAGAAATCGGCTCATGTCTTTATGAAGGATGCCCGAAACATTGATCTGCAGCATAACTTTGAAAAAGGTTATGGTGATGTCGTTGAAAGTTATATTGCCCCGCAGGATTTTGAAGTAGGTGACGAAACCATCAAAAAGGGTTCCTGGGTGCTGGTAACTAAAGCATCCGAGGAAGTTTGGGAATCCATTCAAAAAGGCGAAATCACTGGCTATAGTATGGCGGGAATTGCAGAAACAGTTCAAAAGCAGTCCGAACCTTTGCAGGATGATAATCTAATGCGAGGGTTTTTTAACGCTATGAAATCATTTTTTACCGGAGAAAAGGTGCAAAAGGGTGTCGTTGCCGACAAGTACAATAAAAATAAAAAAAACAGAGAATTTTGGGCTGTTCAAGATGCGCTTAACTCTGTACTGTTCCGCTGGGATTTCTGGGAGGGCGGGATGGAAATTGATCCGAATACCATACGTGAGGCCCTGCAGGACTTTGTAACCATTGCTGAGCAGGTCCTTATTTCAGAAGATATTATTAAAGCTATTGGTCCACCACCGGAACATATTGCTAAAGCCGGCAAAAAGATATCTGCTGCCCGCTTAGACCGGTTGCGTAATGCACATGAGGCCCTGGGAGAAATACTTGTAGAGGTAGATGAAAAGGAGGAGACGGAAGTGAATAAGCAAGATATTGAGGCTATGATTAACAAGGCTTTAGAACCTATTGCTTCTAAGCTTGAAGCATTGGAAAAAGGAGATAACCCACTGGATAACCCCAAAACTGACCCTGTTAATGATGTGACAAAGCAATTTACTGAGGCTTTAGAAAAAGCACTGCAACCCATTAATGAGCGCCTTGAGAATGTTGAAAAAGTACGGGGAATTTCCAAGCAAGCCGATGTCGACGGGCAGAATCAAGAACCAGTTAAAAAGCATTATTTAACTGGGATTCTTTAACTGCAAATAAAAAGGAGGGTATGAATATATGGCAATTCCGAATCAGGTAATCATGAAAGATGCAGTTACTACTACAGGGATTACTGCCGGATTATTAAATCCAGAGCAAGCCCAGAAATTCATTCAGCAAACCTTTGAAGCTACCCCTCTTGGTGGGATGGTTCGTCACATTATACGCCGTGCTAAAACCGGTGAGGTTGATAAAATTGGTATCGGCTCTAGAGTCATCCGAAAGAAAATTGAAGATACCGACGACGGGTACCGGGCAAAGCCGACCTTTGGTAAGGTGGAATATGCTACTGTAGCTGTTCGCCTGCCTTGGGAAATAACTGAAGAAAGTTTACGTGAAAACATTGAGGGGCAAAACTTTGAGGATATCATAACCGGTTTAATGACCAAGCAGCTTGGCGTAGACTTGGAAGACTTACGTTTAAACGGTGATACTGCAACGATAGATACTGACTCAGACTATGACTTCCTTAAAATCAATGATGGATGGATTAAGCAACTGGGAAGTGGTTCCCATATTGAAGATCGTTCAACTAAAGATGCCGGTACTATGTCACTTGGTGTTTTCTATGACGCACTTGCTCAGTTGCCTGATAAATATAATGATGGTACACTTCGTTGGCTTATGGCACCGTCCCTGAAACAAAAATGGGAGTTGTATCTTTACAATCAGTCTATTGTTAATGGTGGTGGTCTGAGTGAATCCCTGATGCGTGCCCCGGCCGGAGTACCTATTGTTGATGTTCCCCGCATACCTGCATCTAAAATTATACTTTTAAATCCGCAGAACCTAATTGTAGTTAACACCTACGATGTTAAGATCCGTAAAACTGTTGAAGGTAAAGAGGCTATTATGCAGGACAAACGGTTTTATGTGGTCCACTTGGATGATGATCCGATTATTGAAGAGCTGGATGCCTGTGTGCTGGTTAAAGGTATGGCGTAGGAGGTAGTTTAAAATGGCCTACAAACTAAAGTTAACTAAAGGACTTTCCTATAATGGTATAGTCTATGCTGATCATCGTAACCCAATCGTTAAGGTAAAAAGCAAAAAGGAAGCAGATGAGGTTATCGCTACTGGTTATTTTGAATTGGTCGAAGAAAAAAGAGAGGATCTTAATAATCAGACAGAAGATCCGGCAAAGGAGTGATAGGTTATGCTTATCACTCCTTACCAAGTTAAAGACTACACCGAATTTGAAACAGTCAAAAATAGGCCTGACAGTAAAATTGAAAAAGATATACTTCAGGCCCAAACAGAAATCTTTCAGTATGTCGGCCATAAATTTAATGATCTGTTTGAATATCCTCAGGTGCCGGCAGAAGTAGATCTTGCTCTGATTAAACTGGCTGAATATTACGCCTTGGTGAACAGTGATGAGAGTATTGTAAAAGGGTATCAGAGTGAAAGGTTGGGTGATTATTCTTACACCCTCTCAAGCGGTCAGGTAATAAATAAGCCCTCAATCAGCGCGTTGTTAGCCGCGTTTATTAAATCCTCTGGGGCTGCTGAAGGCAAAGTAAGGTTCAGGATGGGTGCGATATGAGTTATGCCAGGCTTTTAACTCATAGATGTGATATCTATCATTTAAAGTCAGAGATTATGGGTGGCAACTATGGTGTTCCCGGAGAGATCAGGTTTTATTACGGCGAAAACCCTGATATTCCTAATGCACCTTGCTACTTCACAGAGAAGTCGCAGAGTATTAGTCAGGGTGAGCCAAATAACACAATAATTCAGCCATTCCTAGTCCATTTCCTGTTATCAACAAATATTTGTCTTAATGACAAGGTTATTTGGAATGGTATCGAACTTAAACTACAGGTACCAAGAAAGATCAAAAATCACCATTGGGAAGTATCTGCGGTAAGACAGGGGGATTTGTAATGTCCAGAAACAGCGTGGAAATCAGGGGCTTGCGTGAGTTGACTCGCCGACTGGAAAGGGCCGCAAACGGAGAACTCCGTCGGGAATTTACTCTATGGCTAGAGGCAATAGGGCTTCAGTTCTTGGAGGAGATTCAAAACGAAATCATTCGCACTCAGACTGTTGATACCAGGCGCCTATTAAACTCCTTCGATAAAGGAGATAGTGATAACGTATGGAAAATTACTGACGGCGGACTAACACTTGAGATAGGTACCAATCTTAATTATGCCTCCTATGTTAATGATGGCCACTGGACTACCAAGGAGGGCGTTGAGCAGCGGTGGGTACCAGGTAGATGGTCAGGACACACATTTGAATACGACCCTGGGGCAGAAACGGGAATGCTGCTTAAACGTAAATGGGTAGATGGAACTGGCTACTGGGATAGTGCTCTGGTGATTTTTGAAAGAATGTTTGAGCGCTCTTTGGAGCGGAAATTACAAGAGTGGCTTAATGCATTTTAAGGGGGTGGGATATTGCACCAGGAAGTTGGTTCAATTATGAGTTACTGTTACTCTAAGTGGCCAGTCATGGTATATGTTAATAGAGTACCGGAGAAATTTAAAATTCCCTCAATATATTTTCCGCCCCCTATCGTTGTTGATGGAAACGACACGGTCAGTACTTTTAGAAAAACCTATTTATTGCAGGTGAAGGTATTTCATGTTAACAGCCAGGAGGCCGTTGAAAAAGCTGAAGAAATTGCTGATACAATCAGGGCCGGTAGACACCTAATACCAATCCTCAACCGCGACGGCAGAATTACTGATGATTATATCAGGATTAGGCGTGCTGAGGTGCGCCAAATTGGTGACGATGTAGCTTTGTTCTCGTTGACCTGGGACAGTCGGTACAAATATGACCGCACAGTGTATGATAAAATGATGAAATTATATTTAACAGAGGTGGTTAAGTGATGATCGAGGAACAAAAATTTGATATAATTGCCCTGCGTAAGCACTGCCGGGAACTGTTTGGTGTGCAGCCAGAGGTTTTTGACGGTGCTTTTGCTTTGGAAACTAGAAGAGAGTTTTCTAAGGAAGAGGCCAAGGAAAAAATTGATAATTTCCTTAAGAAAGAGGTGAAGTAATTGCCAGGAGGGACTTTTAAGGAAGGTATTCCCAAGGTTCGCCCGGGGTTATATATAAATTTTAAGGCTGCAGCGTTAGCCCGTATTACTTCTGGGGAACGTGGGATAGTGGTAATCCCCTTAGTTACCGACTGGGGCCAACCTAAGAATTTTGTTGACATTGAGGCGGTAGAGCAGGTGTTCGATGATTTTGCCCACGATATTAACGATGCTGAAATGCTCTATATCCGGGAAGCATTCAAAAACGCCAGCATGGTGAAAGCTTACCGGTTGAATACCGGAACTCCGGCTGTTGTAACCGTAGAGCCAATGACTGTGACGGCGAAATACGGAGGGGCACGGGGTAATGATATTATTATCAAGTCCACCGTGAGCGCGCTTGATGCCGAGAAAAAGGACGTCGAAACCTATCTGGATGGTAGGTTGGTAGACAGCCAGACAGGAAAGATTATTACCGATTTAAAACCGAACGCCTATGTGAGTTTTTCCGGTACTGGGAATATTCCAGCAACAGCTGGCGTGCCCTTGACTGGTGGGGTAAACGGTACGCTAATCAACCAAGATTACACAGACTTTCTTGGAGCTACAGAGACACAGTTTTTTGATGTTTTAGCCTATCCGGTTACCGATGAAACTTTAAAAGCCAGCTTTGTCACTTTTATTAAGCGAATGCGGGATGAAGAGGGCAAGAAGATTATTGGTGTAGTACCAAATTTAGCTGCTGACTATGAGGGAATCATCAACGTAAAGAATGGTGTCGTGCTTACTGATGGGACAACTCTTGAGGCAGTGGATACGGTAGCCTGGGTGGCCGGGGCCAGTGCCGGGGCATCTATAACAGATAGTCTTACTTATAAAGCTTATGATAGTGCTGCCGATGCTAACCCCAGATACACCAACAGTCAAATTATTGCTGCGCTCCAGGCAGGTGAGTTTTTATTTGTCAACGATGGGCGAAATGTTAAAATTGAGCAGGACATTAATTCTTTGAGTACCTTCACTCAAGATAAAAATGAGCGGTTTACCAAGAACCGTGTTATCCGGGTGTTAGATGCAATAAATAACGACTTGCTTCAGACTTTTTCTGACTCATACATCGGAAAGATTGATAATAATGATGATGGCCAGGCTTTGCTTAAGGATGCTGTCAATATCTACTTGAAGACTTTGGAGGATGCCGGGGCCATAACTAACTTCGATTCAAAGAACGACTTTATAATTGATTCGGCACTGTCTGTTGGGGACAGTGTTTATGCTACCATTGGAGCCCAGCCAGTGGATAGCATGGAGAAATTCTACTTCACAGTAGTAGTGAATTAAGGGGTGAAACAGATGAATTTTAGAGCTGATAACACTATAAGCGGCAAGGAAGGCCGGTTATTTCTTGATGGAGAAGAGATGGCCCACATCAAGACCCTGGAGGCTACTATTGAAAAAAATAAATCTGAAAAGCAGATTATGGGGCGGCGTTGGACGGGGCATAAGGCAACCGGTTTAAATGGTACCGGAACCATGACCTTTTATAAGGTGACCTCGAAGTTCCAGCGAATGATGCTTGATTATGCTAAAACTGGTGAAGATGTTTATTTTACCGCCCAGGCTGTGCTTGATGATAAAGGATCCAAGCGCGGTACCGAGCGGGTTACTTTATATGATGTAAACATTGACAGTGTAATAATTGCTCAGTTAGATGTTGAATCGGAAGGTTTGGAAGAAGAAGTGCCTTTTACCTTTGAAGGAGCAGATTTGCCGAAAGAGTTGAGGGATGACTTTTAGGATCATCCCTCAACTAATGTATAATTTGGAGGGATATTTATGGAAAAATCAATGACTTATTTTATGAAAGGTAAAAGAAAGTCAATCGAAAATCAAAAAGTTGTGGTCACAGAGGCTTTTATGGATGAGCAGGGCAACCCGATTCCCTTCGAAATAAAAGCGCTCGAACAGGATGAGATTGAAAGACTCCAGGATGAATGTACCAAACCGCCAATTATTAAGCATGGCAGGATTATGGTACCTGAAAAAATGGATAAAAATCGTTATATCGCCCGCTTGTGTGTTGAGTCCATGATTTATCCTAACCTTAAAGATCCGGAACTATTAAAAAGCTATGGCCGTGTTGATCCGGTAGAATTACTCAAAAAGGATATTCTTTCAATCAGCGGAGAGTATGCGGAATTAGTAGAGGCTGTAATGAAAATTAACGGCTTTGATGAGGACATTACTAAGCTAATGGAAGAGGCAAAAAACTAATTTTATCTGGTGACATGGATGCTGTTTACTGTCACCGGATATTCCAAAGGCATCACATCCCACCGCGAGAGGTTTGGGGGTGGGATTTACGATACAAGGCTTTTGTTTACGCCTCAGAGGAGATTGTTGCAAAAGAAGAAGATAAGGAGACTCGAAAAGCCAGGAGGAGAAGGTAAATTATCTCATTTTGGGGGTGTTTTTGTTTTGACAAAATTGAGTAATGGGAAGGGGGTGGTTGTCATGAATTAAATATTGCTTAAATATTTCTGATTGTCGAAATATGTAACATTTGCGCGAAAAGCAGGAATTGCCCTCCTGGTGAAGTAGTAATTAGTGAAAAGGAGGGGTTGCATGAGAAGGATATTACTTGCAATGATGATGACTTTGTTTATGGTTTTGTTGGTTGGTTGTGGAGGTGGAGGTGAAGGCAATAGTAAAAAAGAGGTACTTAAAAATATGCCAGAGATGAATACTTCGGAAAAGGAGAGATTTAAAACATATGCACCAAACTTAAGAGGCGGTGTATTCATTGAAAGTGCAGAGGTTGATTTTAATAAAGCAAAAATAGTTTATGAAACATTTGCGGAATATAAAAAGAGAAAAGGTGACAACACAAAAATTACCGAGGATAGTTATAATCAGTACTGGAGCACCGGTGATGCGATTAATAAAGTGCTAATGGAAGAACCAGTCAGGCTTTTAAGAGAATTTCCTGAGTTGAGTGCTGTTGAAATGACAATAACTTTTAATGATAAAACATATAGTGTAAGCATTGATAGATTTACAGTTGAAGATTATTTTGATGTTGACCTGACGGAGATTCATAAAGATTCATCCAATGAACTTTGGCGTAAAAAAATCGTTGACCCTTATATTTATAATGAAAAGGAACGCGCTAAATACGCAAAAGAATTTATTAAGACCTCATAGTGAGGTCTTTTTATTATGATTTAAAGGGGGCGGTCATGGAGTGGCCAGATTAACAGCTTTGTTTGAAATACAAGATAGAATATCAAGAAGACTTCAACGAGTAGAAAATAGCCTACGATTAACTCAAAGGGCAGCAGACCTTGTTGCGCGGTCAACTGCGGCAGTGGGGGCGGCATTTGTTGCGACTGGCGGCTTGGCTGTTGCGATGGCCAGAGAAACAGAAAATAGCATTGCTCTTATAAAAGCAGCTACTATGGCTACTACCGTGGAGGCAGAGCGCTTAGGGGTAGTTGGACGTAGAGTTTTTGAAAGTGGCTGGGGTCAGTCCATTGAGGAGGTCAATGATAGCGTTATCACTCTTCGTCAGAATTTAGGACAAATGTCAGATGTAGTGGCAGAAAAAATGACGAAGGCTGCTTTTGTCGTAGAAAAGGTTTCTAGAGGTTCTGCTGATGTAAATGATTTTTCAAGGTCTGTAAAGATACTAACAGCTAATTTTAGAGGTTTAGATAAACTGAAAGCTACCGATCTTATAGTTGAAGCATTTAGGCAGGGAAGTGATTTCGCGGGTGATTTGCTCGATACAGTTTCTGAGTACAGTGTTCAGTTTGCTGGAATAGGTATGAGTGCAGAGCAGATGTTTGCTACATTAATTGCAGGTGCAACCAAAGGCGCATTTAATCTTGATAAAGTTGGTGACGCGGTTAAGGAGACGTTTCTCCGTCACCAAGATTTAAGCAAAACATCAGCGGAAGGCTTTGCAATGCTTGGTCTTGATGCA